TCTATTACGCTCACCCCTCGAAAGATTATCAAAATCAAGCTCACGACCCAATTCTGTAATCTCAACTTGTAAATCATTTTTAAATACAACCTGATGAGGTAATCCAATCTTGTCTAAGTAATGTGTTAACCTTGAATTCAAATAACTTAAGTTTTGATCAATAATCTTTTTACGAACATAGCTATCCTTGCTTGTTAATAAATCAAGCAAGAACTTTTGATGTTCCATAGTTTTTGTAATTTGGTTAATTTTATCAAAACTAATTTCTTGTAATGCTTGACTCTCCATTTCATTGATTTGTTCCTGATATGGATCAGTTTCATTACTTTTATCTTCAATTTGTTTTATAATGGTATCAATTTGACTACTATGTTTAATAGCTTCAGCCTCAGTGCTATAATGTGTAATAGGTTTGTCAATTACCGTGATTGGAAATTTTAACAATTCATCTAATTGAAACTTGTAATCATCTAATAAATTTTTACTTTCTATCAATGATGATTGTTTGCTTTCTAAAAAACTAGTATGTTGTTTATCATGTAATTCATGACCACAAGCATAACATTTATGGTCTTTCAATGTAGCAACTTCAGTTTCTAGTTTTTTGTAACTTTTATCTTCTTTAGCAATATCTTTACGTAAATTGTCAACCTTACTATCGTATGTTGACTTTAGTGTGACTTGTTGATTATAAGTTGCTAAGTCTACATGAGCCTGTAATTCTTTTTCAATATCAATCTGACTTAATCTAGTATATTGAATAGCAAGATTTTCTAAATCTTCGTTATGTTTTGTAGTCCAAAGTTTTTGTCTACGTTTGGTACTTTCAATTTGTTCTTTAACACGTTTGTTAGCTTCTTCAACCGCTTTAATACGAAATTCTTCTTGTTGAATATCGTCTTTGCTTTGTCTGATTAAATCTTTTACTACTTCAGCTTTTTCAGAAAGAAGTGTAATACCAAGCAATTGTTCAATAATCGCACGTTGGTCATTTGCTTTGAGTGCTAGAAAAGGCTCGCTGTAAGTATTAAGTGCGACAATATGCCTAAACATATCAGGTGACATAGAAACAGTACGTTCAATGAAGGACTGCGTTTCTTTATTCTCGCCCTGTGCATCATCCTGCGACTTCTGTAACGTGTTGTTAACATAAAATTTCAATAAGTTAGGCTTACGTCCACGCTCAATCTTATAATCTGTACCGTTCACATTAAATTCTAATGTTACTAGCATACCTTTGCCATTGGTACGATTTACAAGATTGTCCTTACGAATATTATTTATTGGTACACCAAAAAGAGCATAACTAAGCGCCTGCACCATTGTAGTTTTACCTACCCCATTTCTAGCACCATCTCCACCCAAATCTAAATTTTCGCCTAGTACTAGTGTTAATGTATCTGTATTAATCGTTACAGCTTGGCTAACTTGCCCAACACTAAGGAAGTTACGCATGGTTAAATTTTTAAGAGTTATCATCGTATTTTCTTATCAGTTCCTTTAATTCGTCTAATGTTATAGAACATTTTTCTCCTTTGGATGTATTTTTATTGTATGGTAACATTTCTAAATTACAAATATGTCCTATAACTTCAACTGGTACTTTATTTTTAAATCCTTCAAACACACTATATTTGTGATCTAAGTGATATTCTTTAGGCCCTCGTTTGTCAAAGTTTTCAAGTAATTGTAAATTATATCGTCCTGATTCTAATTCTACTTTATTCCTGTATTCTTGAAATTCGTCACGACTTTCTACTGGGGTCGCTAATCCACACTTTACAAATGCGTCTGACATTCTTTTTCCTAACTCTCGTTTTTCCTTTATTGTTCTTTTACTTACCGTTTTTTTAAGAGTAGAAACCATTTTATTTTTTATATTATCTTTTTCTATATTTGTTTTTTTATTCCAATAATTTTTCTTCTTGTTTATATTTTCTTTTTCTTCTTTTGTTTTTGTATTAAGGGTATGTTGCCATTTTTTCTGCCGTTCAGCCCAAATTTCTAATCCGCGCTCTTTACCATATTGAACAATGCATTTTTCTTTCGTAAATGTAGCTTGATGTTCTGATAGTTTATTTTTTGCCTCATCTTCTGTGTAGCCTTTTGTCAACCAAAATTCTTTACAACGAGGGGTAAGTTTTCTTTTTTCTTCAACAGACAAGTTTGCTCTGGCTTCTCCTCCCTTTGATTGCCTTTTCTTAACTAAAAGTTTTGCTTCTTCTAATGTATGACCTTTATTAATATAATAATTAACATTGTTTGGTCTTCTAATAGATATTTGATACACTGCTTCTTCCTCTGAGTATCCCTTGCTTATCCAATATTGTTTTGAAAAAACAGACATAATAATCTCCTATGACATAACTATTTATCAATGGCACAGGAAAAACGACAAATTACAGGTTATTATAAATTTCTAACAGAATCTTTTTATCAAAGCCTTTGCTTTCAATATTATTGATTTGGTCAACAATGATTTGATCAACGCTTTCAAATTTAAGACCATCAAAATTACCTTGATCGGTATTTTCTAGTTTCATTGGGATTAGTGTCATTTCACGTAGTTTGTATTCAGGAATAAAAGTTTCACGCAAGAAGTTTGCCTCCTCATAGCTTATATCAATATCTAGGTGTACCCTAACATGGCTATCAATTAATAGCAAGCCTTGTGGGTTATCAAGTATATCACTAAGTTTATGTACACGATATACTGGTTGTCGTGGCCAACTATGAAATATAGGTTCTTTACCCCATTCTAATATCATCATTCCACGAGCATCGTCACCGGCATCAGCGTAATTATGTGGGAAAGCATTTCCTATATACCAAATATTTTTACGTGCTTGGCGTTTATGAAAATGACCACTAAAAGCATATTCAAAACCTTGTAAATGATTTTCATTTATTTCTCCATGATCAGGCATCTCTACCATGGCATTCATGTAAAAATGTGGTAATTCTAAATGACCAAACAAGTATTTTGATGACATTTTCATAACTTTTTTATAATCATCCTGTACCAACCAAGGTAGTATGACTACATCATCTTGTTTGAAAAAATCATTAATAATTTTTACATTAGGTAAATGTTTTGCCCATTCAACGCTATGTATATCACGCCGGTCACGATAATACAGGTCGTGATTGCCTGGAATAAAATAAACCATGTCAAAGTTTTGACTAAGCTTTTCTAATCCACGCAATCCAAACTGTAATGTTTGTATGTTAATACTAGCACGGTGATGGTTATAGTCGCCCAAAAAGAAACAGGTCTCGCAGTTTTCTTTTTTAGCTTTTTGAATAAACCAGTCTACAAAATTATCACAATCTTGATTATGTTGTAGACTGTTACTCTTTAAACCATAATGTATATCGGTATAAAATGCTGCTTTTTTAAATAAATTTGCCATTCAATATTATAAATCTTTTGTTTGACTAAATCAAAGATATTGGTTAATTAATCTTCTAACCAAGCTTTTTCACCTATACCTTGATTCATTCTAGAATAGCTTGGGTTTAATCCATTCATTTCTAATATATCATCACGAATGTTTTGATTACGCTTTTCTGTATTTAAAACACGGCAAAAGCTATTTGTTATAGCAGCAGTATAGTATGCGAATGGATTTTGTGATTTAGCTTCATTAAATCTTAAACCTACATAAGTCAATTGTAGTATTGCTGAGTTACGCATTTCATCATTATAAGTATAACCACGCCAATTGTATTTCATAGCATATTTTTCACATAGCATAATATACATTCTAGCAAGTTTGTCAGTAATATTGCCGTGATCTTTACTAAAATGTCCACGCTTAATACCACCTACCCAATGACTTTTACCAACACAATAAAAGTTACCTTCTTCATCAATTTTATAATGTTGAAAAGGAGGAAAGTTTACTTTTACATGTACCATATCATCAACTTCACCTGCTGTAGTTGGATCTTCTAAATCAATAAAAATTTCTTCATCAATATCATCAAACTCCATGATATCAACCGCTGTTTTTTTCTTTAATGTTTTCTTTTGTGCTTTTGGACTTAATGGGATATGATCCCAAGTCATTACACGGAAAACTAAATCAGTAATAGGTATTTGTTTGATATCAACTTTTTCTCCTGTCTCTGCGAAAATTCTAGTTACTCTAGTTTCTTTTGCTTGTTTTATTGTATCACGCTTGTTTGCATATTTAAAACAATTTTCTAGACTATCTTGAGGGAGGTCAACGATAAAATCGTATCTATGATATTCTGGTTTAGAATAATAACAAAAAGTGTTTTTGCTTTCGTGTATTTCTTTTAGTATGTCCTTATTATTAAGGTAATTGACAGGTTTTTTTGTGGTACTCATAGAATCCTTTATTTTAGAAATATTATAACACATATGTTGCGGAGGGCACAACAATTAGGGTAAAATGTGGGTAAAAAAGTGCTTTTTTATTTATCATAAATATGTAATAGGATCATTGATATGGCAAATCAACAAACAGCACAAGATTGGGTAACAGTTAGAGATGAAGCTAAAAAAGATATTGATAGTACAACTACACTATTAAGACAAGCCACTACCAATTTAAGAAATGCCAATGAAAGATTTAATACCCTTTCATTTAATGAAAATCAACTAAAAGATGATCCTAACAGAGTAAGTGATTATGAGGCTGCTAGAAATGCAAGGATTAATTATTACAGAGACTTTTTAAAACCTGCACAAAATGCTGAACAAGCATTGCGTGATGATTTAAACGCAGCGCAGAGAGATTATAACTATGCATCAGAGCAAGTAGTTATCGCCAATTCAGGACCACCTAACACTAATTTAAATACTCCACCTGCCAATGCTGGTCCAGGTAATCCAAATGCTTTAACTAATCCAAATACCGAACCAATCCAAAATGATTCTGCAATTCTTGAGGCAAACCAAGAACCACAAGCATTAACACAAGATGAAATTTTAGCATTGGCTGAAGGTGTGCAACCTGTAGAACAACAAAATATCGCAATTAATACACAAGGATTAGTTGTGAGAGCAGAAGATGGCAGTGTAGCAAGCGGTGTCTTGATAAACCCTGAAACAGGCGAAACTTATTATACTCAAGCACCATATGCTACAAGTAATACTCAGGGAATACAGGGTCAAACCAATGATGCTGAATCACAAGCTTCACAACAAAATAGTGTAAATTTTCCTACAAAACAAGATTGGCGAGTAAGATTAATTTTAGCTGAAAATGCAGATTATTTGTACAAAGCACAACCTGCTGGAATATTAGAACCGTTAATTAAAACAAAAGGTATTGTATTTCCCTATACTCCTGTCATAAATGTTACTTACACTGCAACTTATGATCAACAAGCATTAACGCATAATAATTACAAAGTCACACAATACCAAGGAAGTAGTGTAGAAAATGTTCAGATAACTTGTGATTTTACTGCACAAGATACTTACGAAGCAAATTATGTTCTAGCAGTTATACATTTTTTAAGATCAGCAATGAAAATGTTTTATGGACAAGATGAAAAACCAAAATTAGGTTCACCGCCACCATTATTATTTTTAAAAGGATATGGAGCATTTCAATTTGATATGCATCCATTGGTCATAAGTAATTTTACATATAATTTGCCTAATGATATTGATTACATAAGAGCAAGTTCAACAACCACATTAGCAGGAGTTAATAAAGATACAAATGCAACAACAAATGCAACAAATGGCACAACCAGAGAATTGCCAAAGGGTGTGGCACCAGGTGGGGCAAGTCAGCCTACTGTTTTTAGCAGCCCAAGTGCTAGTGCAATAGAACCCACATACGTGCCAACAAAATTACAAATACAAATCACTTGTATACCTGTTGTCAGTAGGAAAGACATTAGTGACAGATTTAGTTTTAAAGATTATGCTACTGGTAAACTGTTGCAAGGAAGTAAACTTAATAACGCAGGAATTTGGTAATGGCTATTAACACAATTTATCCAGCAACAAGTCCATACTATAACACAAGTATTACCAATGCTAAATATTTGGATTTCTTAAATTACAGACCTATACCCTTTAATCCAAGCGATGTTTACATTGTTTTAACTGAGACTTATCAATATAGACCTGATTTGCTTGCTTTTGACTTATACGGTGACCCAAAATTATGGTGGGTGTTTGCACAGAGAAATCCAAACCGTTTGGGCTTTGATCCATATTTTGATTTTGTTGCAGGATTAGGAATATATGTCCCGAAATTAGAAACACTTAAACAAGCATTAGGAATCTAAATGGCAGAATTAGTTGGCACAGCAGACGGAGATTCGAGTACTGGCGATGCTTCCGTTGCGGAAAGAGTGGCTCAACAAAAAAGTCAAAATAATGCAGAAGTAACTTTAAAACCTGGCCGTAGATTATATAACCCATTAAGTAAATTTGCAAGTTATACATACAATATCAGTTTGTATATGGTGACCCCTGAAGCATATGATGCTTTTGTGCAGTCGGGTAGAAGAAATATTAATGCATTTGCTCAAGCAAGTGCTAATGCAACTGAAGAATTTGCAGCAGGTGTTTATTTAATAGTACAAAGTGGTGGTATTAATAATACTACATCACGGAGAGCTCCTGGGTTTGAACTAGATTATTATATTGATAATTTAAAAATGTCAACATTGGCAAGTTTTTCTGAAACACAAAGTAATGTAATTCTTACAAGTTTGTCTTTTCAGATTATTGAACCTTATGGTTTTAGTTTTACAAATAATTTAAAAAAAGCACAAGATAGTTTGCAAGAATATGTTAATGCAACAGGTAGAGCACAAAAGGGTTTGCAAAATCCTAGCAGACAATTTTATGTATTAGGAATTAAATTTATTGGATATGATCAAAACGGAAATATTGTTGATACTAGTACAGGAGCATTTAAAGATGATCCTGCTGCATCAAATGGTCTATTTGAAAATTTCTTTGATATTGTTTTAACAAACATAAAATTTGAAATAACTGGCAAGGCTACTGTTTATAATATAGAGGCAAGAAGTTTACCAAGCAATGAAGCGTTTGGTATTAAGCGCGGATTAATTGATTTAGGTGCAAATTTTGAAGCATATACTGTTTACGAAGCAATTGAAAAATTAAAACAAAAAATAAATGCAGATCAACAAAATTTATTAAACACTAATCCACCGTCTATTAAGTATCCTGATGTTTACGAATTTCAATATTTAGGTGACATGCAAACTAAATTTGAAAGTTCTATTGTTGTAAGTGAAGCAGATTTGCAAAAATATACTTGGGCAGGATCAGGATCTAATAAAACTGATGAAGTAACAGAAAGTAAATCTAGCACACCACCAAACAATAGAAAAAGACAATTTACTTTTCAGGGAACTACCCCAATTATACAGGCTGTAAACCAAATTGTTAGTCAAAGCAGTTTCTTGGAAAATGCCTTAAGAGTTGTATATACAACAAATGTACAAGCAAATACAGAAAAGAAAACAGAAAATCAAATTGATCCAAAAAGTAAAACACCGGTTAGTTGGTATAATATTAGTGCAGTAATTAGTGATGCAAAATGGGACGATTTGCGTAGTGATTTTGCATATAAAATTACTTATATTATTAGCCCATACGAAACACCTGTAATACAAAATTCTATAAGCAATCCTGGTATCAAATATTATGGACCACATAAAAGATACAAATATTGGTATACTGGAAAAAATCAAGAAATAATTGCTTATAAACAAAGTTTAAATACGCAATATTTTAATGTAGTTTTAAATACAGCATTAACAGATGGTTTAGGCACAGGAGGACCAAATGACATTGCACAAAAAAGTAATGCCCGTGTTAATCAACCACATCTAGGAAAATTAAATATTGGCATGGAAGCACAAAATGCTTATTTAAATAATTTATATGATCCCGGTAGTTGGGCTGAAGCAAAAATTACAATACTAGGTGATCCTGATTATCTAATGAGTGATAGTGAATTACCTTCAAGTGCACAGGCAGTGTATAATAAATTTTACGGTAGTGATGGATTTACAATTAAAGCTAACGGTGGACAAGTTTTTATTGAAATTGATTTCATCGAAGCAGTTGATTTAAACACACAGAACGGAATAATGAAATTAAATGATAGAATATTGTTTTGGAGATATCCAGAAGATATTAGTAAAATTGTTGAAGGGGTAAGTTATAGAGTCACACAAGTTGATAGTACTTTTCAAAATGGTAAATTTTCTCAAATCTTAACTTGTAAAATAAACACTTTTGATGATGTTAAAGAAACTGAAGGTCTTGGTCGTGAAGATAATAGTTTTGACACAGCGGAAAGTAGAAGATTAAGTAACCGTCAACAACCAGGCACACCAACTGCACCTGGTACAAATAGTTCAGGTGCAGCAACAACAGGTTCTACTGGTATGAAAGGCGATCCTGCTACCGTTGCTGCTACGAGTGTTGGTACGAATTCAGGTTCAGGTATAGTAGTTGGTAATCCTACAAGTACAGGAAGTGGTTCGGATGATGATAATCCAAGACAAGGTTCAGGTGCTGGACCTTAATAGGAAATAAAATGGCAGAAAATGATTTTAAACCACATGGAGTTTTACCTGCTGCAAGACCTGATTCAGGCGGCAAGGCACCTATTCGGTCAGTTCCATTACTTGCTGTTGTAAAAGATAATATTGATCCAAATAGATCAGGTAGAATATGGGTCTATCTTAGTGACAACTCAGGAAAAAACCCCGATGATAGAGGAAATTGGGTACAAGTTAATTATTTAAGTAGTTTTTATGGACAAACTTTACCTAGTGCTAATAATGATAACTTTGGTACTTATAAAAATAATCCTAATAGTTATGGTTTTTGGCATAGCCCTCCTGACATAGGAACAGTTGTAGTTGTTCTTTTTATTGATGGCGATCAAGGCAAAGGTTTTTATTTAGGAAGTATTCCTGATCCTAGTGCATTACAAATGATTCCTGCAATAGGTGCCACTGATAACATTGTAGCAAACAGTGGTGAAGCAGAAAGTTATGGTGGTGCCACTAGACTGCCAGTAGCAAATATTAATAAAAACAATTCAGGTATTGATAATAGTATTGATTTTGTGACAGCTCCTAAACCAATTCATAGTTATGCAGCAGCAGTTTATACACAACAAGGTTTAATTCGTGATCCAGTTCGTGGGCCAATTAGTAGCAGTGCACAGCGTGAAACCCCTAGTCGTGTAGGTTGGGGAGTAAGTACGCCAGGTAGACCAATTTATGAAGGTGGTTATACTGATGAATCAATCGTAAATGCGTTAGATTCTGGTCAAGCTCCTACATTAAAAATCGTAGGCCGTCGTACTGGTCATAGCTTTGTAATGGATGACGGTGATTTAATTGGACGGGATCAGTTAATTAGAATCCGTAGCACAAAAGGTCATCAAATATTGATGAGCGATGATGCACAAACATTATTCATTATTCATAGCAATGGACAAAGTTATATTGAGTTGGGTAAAGAAGGTACTGTTGATATTTTTAGCACAAACAGTTTTAATGTTAGAACACAAGGTGATTTAAATTTACATGCAGACAATAACATCAACATACATGCGGGTAAAAAACTAAACATACAAAGTGAAAATTTTCACATGAACACCGATCAGGAATTTTTACAAAGGGTAGGTGGAAATTATAACTTACATGTTTTAGGCAAAATACTTTCTAAAACAGATGGAAGTATGAGTTATGAAAGTGCAGGAGATAGTAGTTTTTTAAGCAAAAGTAATACCTATATCAATGGTGCAAAAATCAATCTTAATACTGGTAAAGCTAGTAGTGTGCCTGCTGAAGTAAAGCCTGTTCCTATTGTTGCACAAACTGATACATTATATGATGAAAAGAAAGGGTATGCTGCTTCACCCGGTGGTTTGTTAACTATTGTTAGTAGAGCTCCTGCACATGCCCCATGGGCTAATGCAAATCAAGGCGTAGATGTTAAAATTAGTCCTAACGCAGCAGATAATACCCCTCAACCGGCAAGTCAGCCTGTCGCTCAGGCTAATCAAGCTGCACAAAGTGCAACAGTCACCCCAACTTCTGTTGCAACAAGTTCAACAGTTCCAAGTGTGCCTGCTGTTAGTGAAGCTATTGACAAATCTACCACCAGTGTTGCAGTAAGTCAAATGGCAGTAGACGCAGCAACAGGACCTGCAAAAGATGTGGTCGCTAAAGGAGTGGGTGTTGTCACCGTAGAAGGTCAAAAAACTTTAGCAGCTGGTGCATTCGCTATGAACCCACAGCAAATGGAACAAAGTGGTATAATCAAACCAGGAAGTGCAGCTTTAGTACAATCTTTAATCGCAAGTGGTAGAACTCCACAACAATCTTTACCTAGTTCATTGTTTACAGGTGTATCTGGTATACAAAATCTTACACAAATGGCAACAAATGTGACTGGGCAAGCATTTGGTGTAGTCCGTAATCTACAACAATCCCAAAGAGCATTACAGCAAATTGGTGTATTATCAGGTAAAGAAAGCAGTGTTCAATCATTGGGTAGTGTGATGGCAACTGCTACAAAGGGTATAGCTAAAGTTACATCAACATTGCGTACTGTACAGGGTGTAACAAATATAGCAAATCTTGCGGTGGCTGGTGCCAATGGCAATGTATTAGGTGCCATTGCAGCAGGTACATTTGCAGCAAGTTTAGCACAAAGCAAGGTAAAAGGTTTAGCAGGTATTAATCAAGCATTGGGTGCAGCAGGTCGTGTGCAAACATTGGGAGGTTTAAATGCTGCTGCTAAAGGTATTGCAGCAGCGGCATTCGACAAAATATTAGGTGGGTTTAAACCATTAAAACCAGGTATAGCACAAAATCTTTTCAATATTACAAGACAAAACTTAGTTGCTTCAGTTGGACAAGCAGGCGTCAATACATTATTGGGTGCACCAGCAGTTAGTGGTAATTTGTCTGATATTGCTAGTTCAATTGCATCAAACACCTTGCGGGGAGCCACAGCAAGTTTAGCAAGTGGTATGGGTAATTTACCAGGTGGGTTACGAGTTGCTGCTGCGGTAGTTAATAACAGTTTAAGATATAACACATTACCTGGTGTTAATAATCTAAGTGGGGGTGCAGCAAATACTGGCACTGCATTATTAAACGCACTAAGTCCAAGTAGTTTACTCAGTGCAAGTGCTAGAACATTTGCTCCAGCGATCACTCCAATAATAGGAGCAGCAACTGGAATTACTAATTTAGCAAATAGTTTCTTACCTAAAGATGCACAACTCAAATCACCAGGAGCATTATTAGGATTAGCAAATACAGGATTACCTCAAAGCGCAGTAGCACAATTAACAGGTGCACTAAGTGCATTAAACTTCGGTGGTGGAAATCCTATACGTATGCCTGTTGTTGCTACAGGAACATTTAATAGATCAGGTCTTAGTACACAAATTACTAGTGTATTAGGTGATCCTAAGATACCTCCTCCAACTTTTAGTGATTACCCTCTTGAGAGAGATCAAGCAATACAGGCACTTGACTTACAAAACCAAAAACTTCTTGACGAACTTGCTCAACGAAAAGCCGTAAACGATAGATTTAATAAACAATTGGAAGTTGCTAAAGCAGCAAAAGCAGCTTATATAGAGGCTCAAAATTCACTCCCAGAAGGTGATCCTACCCTAGCACAACTAAAACAAAAGTTTGAGGATGAAGTTAGAAAATTATTAGAAATTCAAAAAGAATTCTCGGCTTTATTAAACTAAATAATTATACTAGGATATATTATGCCATACTATGTAGGATTCAGTACAATTAATGCTAACAAACCAAAGTCTACTAACCAAGTGCAAGGTAATGCAGGTGGTGCTGGTAGTATTACAAAGGGTGTGGTATTCGGTAAAAAGTTCAGAACAACTGATGCACAACTTGTCATACAAGATTTGCTTAATGCCTTAAGTATCCGTAAAGGACAGAAAGTTGGTCAACCTAATTATGGCACAACAATATGGGACTATGTTTTTGACCCAAACACAGCAGACGATCAATTTGCTATAGAAAATGAAATCCGTAGAGTAATTAGTTTAGATCCAAGGATTCAGGTAAACACAGTAAAAGCATATCCAAAAGAAAATGGTATTTTAATTGAAGTTGAAATAGCAGTAAGTCCTTTTAATGAAGCATCATTGTTAGGACTATTCTTTAATAACACAACAAATAACGTTTCACTTCAACAGTCATAAAAACACTACTATTTTGGTATGATAAATACTAAAAAGAGAAAGATATGGCTAAAAGTTCACGACAATCAGCACTTTTTGGGGTAAATGACTGGCAAGCTATTTACCAAACCTTCCGTGAGGCAGATTTTCGTAGTTATGATTACGAAACGCTACGCAAAAGTTTCATAGATTATTTAAGAATTTATTACCCTGAAACTTTTAATGATTACATAGAAAGCAGTGAGTTTATTGCATTGCTTGATGTCATGGCATTTATGGGACAAGGACTTGCATTCCGTAATGACTTAAATGCCCGTGAGAATTTTTTAGATACAGCAGAACGCCGTGATAGTGTAATAAAATTAGCCAATCTTGTTAGTTACACACCGAAAAGAAATCTAGCAGGTCAAGGTTACCTTAAGGTTACAAGTGTAAGAACTACAGAAAATGTAATTGATTTAAATGGTATTAATTTATCAAACAGTACCATAATATGGAACGATAGTGCTAATCCAAATTGGCAAGAACAATTTAATGCAGTAATTAATGCAACATTAGTTAATCCTCAAAGGATAGGTAGACCAGGCAATGTAGCTGATTTATTAGGTGTGAACACAGCGGAATATGCAATTAGTATTCCTATTTCAAATTTACCAGTTGTGCCTTTTAGTTCAACTGTTGATGGTATATCTATGCCATTTGAACTGGTCAGTGTAACAAGTTTAAATGAAGATTATATTTACGAAATTCCTCCTGCACCTAGCGGAAAGTTTAATATTTTATATAGAAATGACCAACTAGGATATGGTAGCCCAGATACAGGTTTTTTCTTTTATTTTAAACAAGGAACCCTACAAGCAGTTGATTTTAATTTTGAACAACAGATAAGCAACCAAGTTGCAAATATTGATATACAAGGTATTAATAATACTGATACTTGGTTATATCAATTAAACACAAATAATAATTCAAGACTTTTATGGAAACAGGTAGAAAATGTTTATGCAAATGCTTATCTACAAACTGAAAATAGTATAAGAAATATTTTTAGTGTTGACAGTAGATTTAATGATCAAGTAAGTTATGTATTTGGTGATGGTGTTTTTAGTGAAATACCAGTAGGACAATTTAGAGCATATGTAAGAAACGGTAATGCATTGACATATACGATTGATCCTAGTGAAATGCAAGGAATCAGTGTTACATTTACTTACATAAGTAGATCAGGTAGAAATGAAAATATTACTTTTGTACTTGAATTACCTATAGCGGTAAGTACAGCACAAGCTAGAGAATCACTTGCTGAAATTAAGCAGCGTGCTCCAACTAGATATTATACACAAAACCGTATGGTGAACGGAGAAGATTATAATAATTTTCCATTTACTTTATACAATAGTATTATTAAAAGTAAAGCAATTAACCGTAGTAGTATCGGTGTAAGTAAAAACTTAGATTTATTAGATCCAACTGGAAAATATTCAAGTATTAATATGTTTGGTACTGATGGAGGGTTATACCAAGACGATGCTAATGGTTATTTTGTAAGATCATTTATTGATACAAGTGCAATAAGAGCATTTGTTGTTGAGCTAGCATCAACACTTGGTCAAAATAATCCTGTGCAATATTATATACAAAATTATACAAGATATAACATTAATACAGCATCTTTAGATGGAACAGTTTATTGGAACACAAGTACAGTTGACGCTAATAGCAATACAGGTTATTTTTATACTTTAAGTGGTACTACAAAAGTACCTGCTATGATTAATACCTATGCAAGTTATAATTTAAAATATGTTACAACAGGTTCAATAGTAAGATTTACTGCACCTGCTGGTTATTATTTTAATAGTGAATTTAGATTAATAAGTGGCATTCCTCCTGCAAATGCAATTACATCATTTTACACAACCATTATTAATGTATTAGGTGATGGGACAAATAATGGAGACGGTAATTTTGTTAATGGGACAGGACCTGTTACTATAAATGGATATGTACCTACAGGTGCAATAATAAATCAAGTTATTCCTGTGTTTGATAACACATTTAGTGCAACATTGATAAATGAAATTGTGCTAAAAATGGAACTAGCACAGGATTTCACACTAATTTTTAACAATGCTTTACTGGTTACACAAGAGCGTTGGTCAGTTGATGACATTGATGCAACAAATTGGTTTGTTAAATTTGTTTCAAATGGGAATAATATTTATACAGTAACATATCGTTCATTAGCTTATATGTTTGGTAGTGTTAGTCAAACAAGATTTGTTTATAGTGAAAATGAACTAGTATATGATCCATTTTCGGGTAAAGTATTACAAGATAATGTTGACATTTTAAGCATTAATACTCAGCCAAATTCAACAACTAGTTTAGGAACAAATTATAAAGTTAACATCGTTGGTCAACAAGTTGAAAGCGATGGATATGTAAATAATTTTGAAGTTGAAGTAGCTAGCACAGATGATAATAATCAACAAATAATCGTGAACCCTGATTTCTTCACAGATATTACTGGTTATGTGACTGGTGCAAGTAATATCGGAATTTATGCATTTTTTGAAACAGTTCAGGATCCTGTTAATCTAACTAGATTACAGCTAATTCCATCAACAGATGTTCAATATCAATATGCAACTAAAGCGCAAGTTGAAGTTGTCAAGTATGATTATCCTCTTGGACAACTATTTTATGCATATACTGACAATAAATTTTATAAAACTGTACAAGATACCACTGTTGTTACGCCATATTATACTTTAGTTGAGCAAACTAATTATAGCGTAAAACCAGGTCGTCAAGGATTAAGTTATCAGTATAGACACAATAGCAATAACACAACAAGAATTGATCCTAGCACAACTAATATCATCGATTTGTATGTTGTGACACAAGCTTACTATACAGCATATACAAATTATATTCAAGATAGTACAAACACTGTGCCCGAACCTGATATGCCAACTATTAACGATTTACAAAGCGCATATGGTCAGCTTAACGATTATAAAATGTTAAGTGATAGTGTTGTATTGAATAGTGTTGTTTTTAAACCTTTATTTGGAATAAAAGCTGCACCAAGCTTGCGTGCCACAATTAAAGTAATTAAAGATAGCACCACAAATGCAAGTGACAGTGAAATACGCAGTGCTGTATTGACTGCAATGAACAATTATTTTAGTATTAATAATTGGAATTTCGGTGATACATTTTATTTTAGTGAGTTAAGCGCATATCTTCATAATGAATGCGGGGATCTCATTAGTTCGGCTGTATTAGTTCCAAATGATCCTACAATGAATTTTGGAGATTTGTATGAAATAAAATGTCAACCATATGAAATTTTTGTAAACGCTGCAACTGCAAACGATGTACAAGTAATACCAGCATTAACGCCTAACCAACTTCAGATAAGATAACATGAGAATAAGAACACTAAATTTTTTACCTGAGATTTTTCAGACCCCAACAAACGCACAATTTCTAAATGCAACACTTGATCAACTAGTCAATGGTCCTGCAATAGAAAAAATCCAAGGATATATTGGTAGTAAAATTGGTTATGGAATTAATTCTAATGATTATTATGTTACAGAACCAACAAAAACAAGAGTAGATTATCAACTTGACCCAGGTGTGGTTTTTACAAAAAATGATGAATCTGTAGCAAAGGATTTTTTAAGTTATCCAGGCATATTAGATGCATTAAAATTACAAGGTGGAATTACTAATAACAATAATAATTTGTTTAGTGCTCCCTTCTATAGTTGGGATAGTTTTTGTAACTTAGATACACTTATTAATTTTAATGAATATTATTGGTTGCCTGAAGGTCCACCTGCAGTTATTGTTAATAGTGGTATTTTATATCCTGAAAACAATTATGTCGTTACTGATGATTTACAAGGTTATTCAATACAAATAGAAGGGGACAATCCTATTGATGATAGTAACCCTCCTTTAACTCTATTAAGAGGTGGCACCTATACTTTTCAGGTAAATCAACAAAATGGTTTTTGGATACAAGGTGAACCTGGAATAAGTGGCGCTAGTTTATTACAACCTAATCTTAATGTAAGAGATATTCTAGGTGTTACAAACAATGGAGAAAATGTAGGTACGGTTACTTTTAATGTACCATTAAAAACAGCACAAGATCAATATAACTTTGCTACATCATTAAATGTTGATTTAGTTTGTACTACACCATATGCTAATGTAAATGGTCAAACATTAAGTAGCATTGGTGGTAGTATTGATGGAGTTACATCATTAAATGGTTTAAACATTTTATTTTATAATACAGGGTCGGGTACTGGCAGCAGTAATCTTTATACTATTACAACAAGTGGAAGTCTAAGCAATCCTACTATTAATTTAAGCGCAGGCGTAGCTATTCCAACTAATGTAAAACTAAATGTGCAATATGGCACCACTTACTTGGGCCGTAGTTTTTACCGTAGTACATCTGGAGTAATAACAATTATTCCTTACCTCAGTGCAGAACTTGATACTCTATACTATCAAGACCAACAACAACCAAGTAAAGTTGGGGTTATTAAATTAGTAGATAGTACTTCAACTTATAGAATTGATGTTGATACAGAAATATTAGGTAGAGCTAATTATACAAGTCCTAATGGAGTTGTTTTCACAAATGGATTAAAAGTAATTTTTGATGGAAATATTTATCCATCAAGTTATGGTTCAGGGCAATATTATGTGCAAGGAGTTGGAACAGCTATTGAATTAGTTAATACAAATGAACTTGTAAATTTTGAAGCTTATACATCATTGGTTGCTAATCCATACGACATATTGCCATTTGATATAGGAAATTTTGATTATAATTTAAATGTTCCTTTAGAACAAGATTATATTACTATAGCAAGAAATAGCATTGATAATAATCCATGGAGCCGTAGTAATCGTTGGTTTCATATTGATGTAATTCGTAATACTGCAACTTACAACAATGATCCTACGATTTTAACAACCTATGCAAGTTATGAGAACAAAGCTAAAAGACCTATTATTGAATTTTATCCCAATTTAAGATTATTTGATACAGGAGTAGCCAGTAAAGGATTGGTAGATTTTGTAGATTCAAGAACAGGTGATGCATTAAGTTATGTTGCTGGACAATATAATTATTATCCTGATACAAATGTTTATACAGATTATACAGCAACTATCAATGGTGTAGTAGCAGGAACATCTACAACAATTACAGTTGCGAAAACCGATGTAACAGGTACATTTGCAGTTGGGCAATACATAAGTGACATTTATCAAACACCTACTATTAGTGTAATCCCAAATAATGCATATATTACTAGTATAACTGGCACAAGCACATTAACCATTACAATTGCTTGGACAGGAAATAAAACATTTGCAACAACAAATGATGCACAACTTGTTGCTACCGTTGATCCTTTAAGCAATTATGAATTGTTTGACGGTGCTAAAATTGTTTTTGTTAATGATTCAAATTTAGAAACAAAAACAAAAATTTATGTAGTTAATTTTGAAACAGTTGATACTTCAATACCTCCTGTTATTACACTAACAGAAGCATTAGATGGACAAATTTTAGAGGATAATCAATTTCTAACCACAAGAGGTGCATTATATATTGGCAGAACATTTTATTTTAATGGTACGGATTATGATGTGGCACAGCAAAAAACTAGTGTAAATCAAGCACCATTGTTTGACGTATTTGATCAAAATGGAATAAGTTTTGGTAATAGTGAGTACTATAAAGGAACAAGTTTTGTAGGTAGCAAGCTTTTTAATTATGGAATTGATGTAGGGGTTGATGACCCAATATTGGGTTTTCCGTTAAGATATAGTTCAGTTGACAATGTAGGTGACATTAGTTTTGATGTTTCATTGAACACGGATACATTCGATTATGTTATTAACACAGATCCTATTACATTAAAAGTTAATACAGGTTATGTATTCAACTACACAACAAGAACAACTTATACTAGACAATTAGGTTGGCAAACAGCAGCAGGTGACAGTGTCCAATATCAAGTGTTCACATTTGATTTTGATATTACTAATCCTACTATTACCTTTACCTGCGATGTACCTTTAAACAACTATACAGGTATTGAATTAAAAACTAAAGTAAATGGTGAAAATGCAGCAGAATATGCTATTCAAGTTAATGATTTTTACTTAACTTGTTTAGGCCGTTACGCAGAACAGGGAGGTTTAGACTATTGGGTAACACTTTTAGTTAATAATATATTAACTGTAAATGAAGTAGAAACATTAATTTGTAGTAGTCCAGAAGCATTGAGTCCAAGTTGGAAAAACACACCTTTCCCAAGTGTTAAGGTATTTGTTAACAATGAATTTCAATTACCAACAAATTATACTGTTACAACCGATACAACATCAACAACGATTACACTTGTAGTTGATAGCCCTGTAAGTACTAAAGTACAAGTTTTATTATTGAGTAATACAGTTAGTAGTAACGCATATTATACTATTCCAATTAATTTAAGTAATAACCCATTTAATACTGATATTTCTACAGTTAACATTGGGGATATTCGTTCACAATATCAAAGTATATTTTATAATGCTCCTAATATTACAGGGCAAATGTTTGGATCAAATAATTTCCGTGATTTAGGAAATCTTGTACCTTATGGTACAAATATTATACAAAATAGTAGCTCATTAGTTGCACCTGCAAGTTTTTTACGATTACAAAATCATAATTTCTTTGATGCACTTTTGTATAATAGCAGACAATACATTAATTTTAAAGCATTGTTAGTTGACACAGTTGCACAAATAACAATGAACCAAACATACACTCCTAGCACTGTATTAGATAATGCATTGGATGTAATAAACGGTAGCAAAACAGATACGCAATCATTTTATTGGAGTGATATGATTCCAAGTAAGGCTGCATATGTTACCAATTCATATACTTTTAAGAATGCTTTTGACACAAGTATTTTCCCATTAACAAAAACTTATGATTATACCGTTGCAAATTATGACGGGATATTAATTTATGTTTATAGAACAATTACTGGTGTACTTGTAGAAAAACAATTAATTAAAGATATTGATTATACCGTTAGTACAAATACTCCTAGTGTAACTATTACATATAATTTACTACAAAATGATATTGTTACGATTAAAGAATACAATCAGACATACGGATCATTTGTACCTAATACACCAACTAAGTTGGGATTGTATCCAAGTTTTGAACCAAGAATTATTTTAGACTCAAGTTATTCGACACCTACATATTTTATTGTTGGACATGATGGTTCATATAATAAACTGTATGGTACATATAATACAGTGTTGGGATCATTAGTAGATTTTCGTGACCAAGCTCTACTTGAATTTGAAAAGCGTGTTTATAATAACCTTAAATTAAGTACTGAGGTATTAATTCGTGACTATGAAGTTTTGCCTGGGTTTTTTAGAGATACCATACTTAGTCAAGATGATTTCTTAGAAATTTATAGTGAAGCATTTTTAAATTGGGTAGGAACAAATAGATTAGACTACAAATCACAACTATATAATGCAAACAATGAATTTACATATAACTATTGGCAAAGTGGCAACAAATTAGATCAGGAACCTATTTTTCAAGGATTTTGGAGAGGTGTTTATCAATATTTTTATGATACAAGCACACCAAACACTACACCATGGGAAATGGTTGGCTTAGTAGAAAAACCAACTTGGTGGGAGGCACGGTATGGTGCTGCACCATACACTAGTGATAATTATATTTTATGGAATGATTTGTCACAAGGCATTGTTTATAATGATGGAAGCCCATATGTAGTTCAGCAGGCAATCAGACCAAATTTATTAGACATATTACCTGTTGACAGTGCAGGCAATTTAGTAAGTCCATTAACTAGTGTTGTAGGAAATTATACTGACACACTTTTCCGTCGTGATTGGAAAGTAGGTGATATTGCTCCTGTAGAATATAGTTATAGAAAAAGTTCAACATGGCCTTTTGACTTAATTCGTATATTTGCATTAACTAAACCAGCAGAATTTTTTAACTTAGGTATTGATTTAGACAATTACAAATATAGCAGTGAATTTAATCAATATCTTGTAAATGAAAGAAGCCATTTAGTTTTAAGTAATGTACAAATTTATGGAAATGGCACAGCTAAGACAAGTTACATAAATTGGATCGTTGACTATGAAAAACAAGTAGGCATTAATGCAACTACAAACATAACTAATTTATTTAAAAATCTTGATGTTCGCTTAGTTTATAGAATGGCAGGTTTTAGTGATAAGACTTTCTTACAATTTTTTGTTGAAAAAGGCACTCCAAATAGTGTAAATGCATCATTATTGATTCCTGATGAAAGTTATTCACTTTTATTGTATGAAAATCAACCATTTAATAGAATTGTTTATAGTTCAATTATTGTACAGGTATTAAGCAATGGTTATGCAGTATATGGTAATTCACAAAATATTGCTTACTTTACTACATTAACTCCAATTAATAATGGTAATAATGATAATATTACAGTAGAAGGAACAACTGTTACTGTTGCAAATAACTACAGCGATAATAAAACTATTGTTCCATATGGTACTATTTTTAAAAATATACAAAGTGTTGCACAGTTTATTGCAAGTTATGGCGCTTATTTACAATCACAAGGTTTATTATTTGATGAAATTGAAAATGGAATAGAAATAAATTTCAGACAACTTACAGGTGAGTTTATATATTGGGCATTAACTGGTTGGGAGATAGGTAATATTGTTACTTTAAACCCTGCTGCAAATAAATTGTATTTTAATAAAGATAGTAACATTGTACAACCACTTACAATACAAAATAATAATTTTATATTAAATCAAAACTTATATCCAATACAATTGAACGATTTAAGTATTGAAAGATATCAAACTGAATTTATTGCTAAACCATTAAATGGCGGGGATGCAATTAGTTACGCACAATTTAGTGTAAGTAATTTTGAACATGGTATTGTTTTTGATAATGTTACATTATTCGATGACACAATTTATAATTTAGTAACAGGATTAAGACAAGACAGAATATTATTAAAAGGTGTTAAAACCGCAGAATGGAACGGTACTGTTACTGCTAGTGGATTTATACTTAATCAAGATAATATAGTTGAGTGGGATAAGACTAAATCTTATACCAAAGGTGAAATTGTAAAGTATAAAAACAAATATTGGATTGCTCTTAAAAAGCTAGAACCAAGCAATCGTTTTGAAGAATTAGGTTGGAAACAAACAGATTATAATGAAATACAAAAAGGATTGTTACCAAACAGCAGCACAAGAAGTTATGAATCTGCACTATATTATAATGTAAATCAGGCCAATTTAGAACAAGATAGTAATCTACTAGCATATAGTTTAATTGGCTATAGACCAAGAGATTACTTAGCTACTGTTGATCTAACTGATACTGCTCAAGTACAAGTTTATAAAAACTTTATACGCAATAAAGGAACTAGAATTGCAGTAGATACATTCAGAGGCGCACAATTACCTCAAGGTGGAATCAAGTATGGTGTTTACGAAAATTGGGCTATTAAAGTAGCAGATTTTGGTGGCACACTAAATGATAACTTTTTTGAAGTAAGATTAAGTCAAAGCCAACTTACTGGTAACCCTAGTATTTTAAGTTTAACGAATGGAGTACCTACAATTGGTGCACAACAATATGTTCCAATTTACAAGTTGTATAATTATAATACTCCTGTTACAGATGTTAATGTATTGCCTACAATAGAAAGTTATACTCCTAGTGAAGTTTACCCAACTGCTGGATTTGTAAACTTTAATGATGTTAGAATGTCTGCTTATTTTTATAATAACTTACCAAATGCAGTTAATAGTGAAGGGGTAGTTGTACCTATTACAGACTTTTATGTTGGTGATTATGTTTGGATCGCTAATTTTAAGAGCAGTTGGCAAGTTTATAGCTGGCAACCATTTGGTCGTGTTATTTCAATGCGTGGTAATTTAAATGGCACAACAACTGTAAGATTCAGTGACTTGCATAATTTGTCTAGACTTGATCCTATAAGTATATTAAATTTTGATAATGCTGCAAATGGTTATTACTTTGTAACAACTGTTGTAAATCCATATGAAGTTATCATTAATCTTACATTAGAAGTTAATAATAATGTATTAACAGGCCAAGGTATTGCACTTAAGTTTATCTCACAAAAAGTACAGAACCCTTCTGATATTATAAACTTAAACTTATTACAAAGTGAATTTATTAAAAATAAAGTTTGGGTAGAAACTGATACAGATGGTGGTTGGGCTGTTTATAGAAAATCTTTAAATTACTCACAAACAAATAGCTTATCTGAAAATAATACAGTAAATTACGGAAATAGTGTTGCTACAAATAGTGCATTTGGTTATTTGGTAGGAGATTCAACTGACAATAGTGTTTACCGATATTTTACTAATTCTTATACAAATGACTTGGAATTAGTACAATTATTAACAGGGTCAACTGGTTTTGGTAAGAGTATAGCTTATCACAATAATTTTGTTGCAATAAGCGAAACCAGCAGTGCAAGTCCAAAAGTATATATCTATGTTACAAACACAAATAGTGCAATCAATACTAATTTAATTGAAGTACAACAACTTAAAAATCCAGGCAGTTCAAGCAATTTTGGATCAAGTATAGACTTTAGCCGTGATGGTAACTACTTGTACGTTAGTGAAATATATAATAGTTCCATAACAAATGATAGAGTATATGTTTATGTAAAAGAAAACATACCTTTAGGTGCTGGATATTTTGTTCCTGGACAAGTTTATACTATTACTAGTGTAGGAACTACAGATTTTACAACTATCGGTGCTACAGAAAACTTAGTAGGAATTACATTTGTGGCAACAGGTATTGGCACAGGAACAGGCACTGCCAATCAGATTACTTATAGATTGAGTCCATACAATAGTGGTTATATTGCTGCACCAACGGCACAAATTGATTTTGGCTATAGTTTAGCGACCGATTATAATGGTGACACATTAATTGTAGGTGCACCAGGTTATGATTACGATATTAATACAAATAATACTGGTCGCAGCTATGTTTATAATAGAACTATCCAACAATTTGAAGTTCAATATAATTCAGTATTGTTTGGTTATCAAACATTTAACTTAGGTTGGACTCCTAATCAAGTGACTACAACAGTTGTAAGTACTAATTCAACCACAGATAAGATACTTTGTAATTATGTAGCGGGAATTATTGTGAATGCTACAGCGATAGAACCAGGAGTTGATTACAAAATCTTAAGTGTTGGAAGTACATCATTTACTTCAATAGGTGCTAGCGCAAATACTGTTGGAACAACATTTACTGCAACAGGAGTGGGCACAGGAACAGGTAAAGTTTATAGACCGTTAACACCAGTTATATTTACAGGAAACCTACTTGATAGTTTAGTACAAGAATACAAAGTTTACTTTGTTGATACTTTGGAAGAAGTTACACCAGGTGTCTCCTTCACAATTAAAATAAAAGAAGATAGAAATAGTTCTACTATATTACCTATTGACACTGAAACTTTTGCAACTCCTCCAAATGTATATTTTCAAACAAATGATTTACAGGTCAGCAAAAATGGTACTGTAGTGCAAAACAATAACTATGGTGTGGTTGGTAACATGTTTGTATACACCTCGCCATTATTAGCTGGAGATTTAATTTCGGTAGGGGACAGTAAACTAAATCTTGTTCAAACATTAGAATCTTCAAACACACCTACGATTGGGGTAAGTTATGGATATAGTGTTGATGTTACTAGATTTGGTAGTGAATTATTAATTGGCGCTCCATACGATTTAAACAATCAAACACAAGAAGGTGCTGTATATCGTTACACAAATGGTGGTGGTAAATATGGACTTATAGTTGGTACAACTACAGTTAATGTCACCGCAGATCGCAAAATTTATCTTAATGGTTTTCAAGTTATAATTCCTTCAGGATCGAGTGCTAGTGATGTTGCAGGTATTATCAACAGTTACAATTTACCAAACATACAGGCTAGCTCAAGTAGCGGGATACTTATTATTGGTGTAATTGATAGTAACCGTACTGTACCAAATGAGAAACTATTATTATCAGTTTACGATAATGCTACTACAACATTAAATGAACTTGGACTAGCAATTTACACAGAAACTCAAACAATATTATGTCCTCATCCATATGGTGCTACTCAGTTTGGTAGTGCTATTAAATTTAATGAATCAGATAGTGTTATTATTGGCGCACCAGTAGGAACAAGATATTCATTTACTAGTTTTGATTTTACAGATGATGAAAGTTTTATCAACGATACAGTTTTTGATAATAATGCTACACAATTTGTTGATGAAAATGTTAATGCAGGTGCAGTTTACATGTTTGACTATTTACCTGCATATAATGAAAGTTTAAGTAATGTAGGAAACTTTGTTTACGCACAAAGCATTAATGATAATACACAGACATATGGCCCAAGTCCAAGATATGGTGCCAGCTTAGATTTTAACACAAACAATATAATTATTGGAAGTCCATACTATAGTGTTGGATCAGTAGATGGTAAAATTAATATTTTTGAAAATAGTACAGGTCTAAAAGATTGGTCAATATACCGTAGTTCAAGTCAGGTAGTGGATATTAATCGCATACAAAATATACAAATCTATGACATTACTACAAACAATACATTAAGTAACTTAGATTATATTGATCCATTGCAAGGTAAGATTTTAGGTGCAGCAAGACAAAATTTAGATTATATTAGTAATGTTGATCCAGCAAAATATAATAGTCCTGATAGTTCTATAACAGGTATGATTTGGGGACCTGAGAATGTTGGTCAACTATGGTTTAACACTAATAATGTAAGATTTGTTAATTACCATCAAAACGATGTAAAATATAATAGTAAATACTGGGGTACAGTATTTCCTGGAAGTGATGTAGCAGTATATAGTTGGGTAGCTAGTCCCAATTCTCCTGATCAATATATTGGTCCAGGAACTGTATTTGATGTAACACAATTTGTTCAAGAGCCTGTTCTCAACGCTGCAAATCAACTAAGTATAACTTATTACTTTTGGGTCCGTGATACTAATATTATTTTCAAACAAGCTAACAAAACATTAGCAGATTCAGTCGTTGCTAGTTATATACAAAATCCAATTCAATCTGGAATAAGCTATTTTGAACCCTTGTTACCAAATACATTTGGGTTATACAATATTCAGCAATATTTAAATGGCACAGATAGTGTACTACATGTTGGTTATACTACTGGCAGAAGTAGTGATGTGCCACATAGTGAATTCACATTGGTTAGAAGTAATTTTGCAGATGACTTTTTACCAGGTGTACCTACAACTATCCCCGATAGTAATGTACCAATTTATAATCAAGAACCAACTGGGTTATATGCTAGACTATTAGCTAGTTTAAGTGGAACTGATACAGATGGTCAAGTTGTGCCTGATTTCTATTTACCCCCTGCTGTACAATCTGGTATACAAGTTAGACCAAGACAAAGCTTTTTCTTTGATAGATTGTTAGCGTTAAAAAATTATATTCAATATGCTAATACAGTTATGAAACAATTTCCTATTATGGAAATCAAACCTGATTTAAGTTTGTTATATAGGTCATTTAGTTTAGGAACAAGACTAGACACCACAATATCAGGACCTAATGCTGATTATTATGCAACATTAGTAAACAATTATTATGTCGAATGTATTGGTAGATATGCTGAACAATCAGGTCTTGATTATTGGGTAAATGTTTTAGTAGAGAATCTAGCCACACCACAAGAAGTTAGAGGATTAATTTGTAGTAGTCCTGAAGCTTTACAAGGTCGTAAAACTCCATTTGATGTAACAAATTATTGGACAACTATTAATTGGTGGGCACCTGGTTACGATAATAACACAAAAGCTGCACAACAAGTTAATTTTTATGCAGACTTATCAACATTAAATGTTCCTAGAGGTACTATTGTATTAGTTGGTCAAAATATTGGTAGCCAAGAATATTATATCTACGAACCTGATTTAGCTGTTGGAACAGAACTTACTACAACAGTAACAGGAGCAAATGCTACTCAATATGCGACATTGGTAAATGAAATTTATATAGGATGTTTGGGCCGTTACGCTGAACAGGCAGGACTTGATTATTGGGTAACTGTATTAGTAAATGGTCTTACCACACTTAATGAGGTAGAAGCTTATATTTGTAGTAGTCCTGAAGCATTAGACAATACATCTAATCCAAATTGGCGTAGAATTGGATTACAAAATGGTACTATTGAATTTAGTAATTATTTGTATGATTATCCTGCTGGTAAAATAGGGTATGGTGATAATTTCTTTGATACTTACGATTTTGATCAATACCCAAGCTTAGAAACATATTATATTATCCGAGCACTTTGTGAACAAATTTACACTGAAGATTTATTAATTTTTAGAAATAAATCATTAATTTTGTTATTTGATTTTGTACAAAGTGAAACAATTCAATCACAAAACTATTTACCATGGTTGAATAAGACTAGCTTGGTTGATGTTAGTCATACAATCCGTGAACTATTACCATATGAAAATTATAAGACTGATAATCAAGCTTTCTTAGAAAGTTATATTACTGAAGTAAAACCATATCATGTTGTTATAAAAGATTTCTTATTGAAATATACTGGTAGTGAAGTTTATGAAGGTAATTTATCTGACTTTGATTTACCAAGTCAATATAGTATTAGTCAGGAACAATTTATTACTCCAATGTTGGTTTATACTGATCCAACAGAAAATAATCAATATTTACCAACATCTATAGTATGGGATACTATTCCATACAAACAATGGTTCCAAAATAAAGGAGTAAGTTTACAAGCTATACAGCAATATCCAGCTACAGAACTAGACAGTTATATAGACCTTAGCAGCAACTATTTGTATGCAAAAAATGTTTATGGTTTTCCAATTAATGGTACAATACAAATTGGCAATGAATTAATTGGATATAATGCGATTGATCCATCTTCAAATAAAATCAGTCAATTAGTTCGTGGACTTAATGGCACAGAAATTTCAACACACTTACCAGGTGACACAATCTTATTAAATATACCACCTGTTGTAGTACTTTATGGTGGTAGAGGATATGTAGAACCACCTAAGATTACAGTAACTTATGATACAACTACATATCCTGCTCCAAGACAATATATAGAACTTGAACCTGTCATGAATAATGATGAACTATTTTCTATTAATGTTATTAACGCAGGTCAAGGGTATATGGTAGCTCCTATTATAAATGTTGAGCCAAGTTATATTGCTAGTTTTTCATACACAGATGTTAATGTAAACTTTAATGTTGTAAGAATATTTGCTCCCGAATTACAGACTGGTGATTTAATTCAGTATAAAGTTGGTACAGGTAACGGTATTGTTGGTTTAGAAAATAATCAATGGTATTATGTTGCTATACTTGCAACACAGCCTAGCGCAATCATAGCACTATATGCAACACTACAAGATGCAACGCTTGACACACACCGTATTGTATTTTATAGTGCAGGAGATAGTACTAATCAAACATTTAATCTTGGTGCTAGAGTTGTCCCAACATTAACCTCAAGCCCAACTAGAGAATTAAACACAACTTTACGATTTGATAGAACAAGTTATAGACCTCAAGTTACAGATTGGGAAGCAGGTGCGTTTTATGCAGGGGAAATTGCAAGTTCAACTGGATTGGTTTCATACAGTAGTAGCAGCATAAAATTACAAAGTACATTACCACCAATCAATAATATATTAGCAAGTGCTACGGGTGAAGTATTAGTAATAAGTGATGTAACTAATGATAGAATAATTACTTTCAGTGAGTTTCCAAGAAGGGTGGTAGGTACCACTAGTGGTAGTAACACTATTGTATTATTACCATATGATGATGGTGGTGGATATAGTACTGCTTCTGGTTCAACATTTGGTATGACAATTGGTATGCCAATTATTTTCCAAGGACCATTACAAGGGGGCATTCAACCAAATGTAACATATTATGTTGCAAGTATTGTAAGCAACACAACATTTACAATTAGTCAAAATCAATTTGGCCCAACATATGCATTAACAACTTCAACTATTCCTGTAGTTCCTGGTGCAAAGGCATATGCTGGTAAAATTACTGATACTGCAATATTAGATGTATATTATCCAAGAATACAACAAGTTACTACAGTTAATAATAACCGTGTTTATAGTTTCCCAACTCCAGTTGGCACAGGTGGCACTAACTCATTATATTCTGGGGTATCATTATTGTTTACTGGTACTGAGTTTGGTAATATTATTGCTAATGAAAATTATTATGTCAGTGCTGTACTGGATGATGAGTCATTTACAATAAGCCATCATGAAACTACAACAAGAACAACATTAAGTCAAACCACTGTTACAGGTAATATTGTTACTGTTAATAGCACAACAGATTTTGTCTTTGGCGATTTAGTAGTGTTTACTGATTTTGTTGTTACAGCAGGCAATTTTGTGATAGGTGACACGTACACAATTGCAACATTAGGTAATACTGATTATACATTATTAGGCAGCGATGTAAATACTGTCGGTACTGAATTCATTGCTACAGCTACAGGAACAGTAATAGCAGGATCATTTGTTCCAGGTTTATTATACACAATAGTTTCAGTAGGTTCTACTAACTTTACAGCTATAGGAGCTGTTAGTAACACAGTTGGTGTGAAATTTATTGCTACAGGTGTTGGTTCAGGTACAGGAACTGCAAGTCAAGGAAATGGTACTGCAAATACAACAACATTCGGTGGACTGACAAGTGGCACTTTCTATTATGTTAATCAAGTACTAAGCTCTACAACTCTTACAGTTGCAGCATCATTGGGCGGTAGCAATGTTACATTAAGTAATCAAATTGGTACAGGATATTTGTACAATCAGAATAATATTGACACACTAGTAAATGGTACAGGTAACATGACCATGATGGTTGCATTACCAATAAGTCCAGGCATAGTAAATGGTCAAGAATTCACAATTTACGAAACCACAAAACAATATCCAAACTTAACACCAACTAATACTGAATTATGGGGCAGAACAATTTTAGCTACTATAGGTAGTCCAGATTCATCAGCTAATAAAATTGCATTAGCTAAACCAAGTGCAAGTGTTGATGCAACAGACTACATTTACTATAACATGCCTATTAGATTAACATCATCGGCTATAGGTGGTTTGGTAACTGGTACTACATATTATGTTGTAGATTATAGCGGTAGAGTAGATCCACAGACGAGTTTAGTCACACCAAGTTTAACAGTTGATGTTACCGCAACAATTTCCCCAAGCACATTGTCATGTTTAACCGCAGAGAATTTATATGTTGGTATGCCAATTGTCTTTAGCGGCGAAGGTATGGGAGGGGTATTAATTGGCACAGAATATTTTGTCAAAACAATTAATTACACAGCAGGAAATAATAGCTTTACAATAAGTGAAACATTAGGTGGAGCTACATTTACTGTGACAAACGATGTAACTGGTATTATGCGCGGTGTTGGTGATCAGTATATTAAATTATCAAGCACTGTATCAGGAACGCCTGTAGCATTAACTCAAACTGTAGGAGAAGAAACTATTGCACAGGTGAGTGCAACTTTAACAAGTCCTACTATTAGTATTAGCTCAATATTAGGTGGTTACAAAGCTATTATAACTGATAATGGTGCAGGATATACTGAAAGCAATTTATTAACAATAAGCGGTGCATCATTAGGTGGAGTAACTCCAGATAACGATTGCACACTTTATGTATCGGCAGTTGATAGTTTTGGAGGAATTACAAATGTTATAGTAGCAGGAACTCCCAATACTATAAGTGATGCATATTATGTCAAAGTGATTGGTGCAAATCAATTAGCATTGTTTAGCGATCCGTTGTTACAATTACCAGTTAATGGTCAAACAATTGAAGTTGCAGGATCATTCACAATTGGAAAATTATACACAATTACTTTCGTTGGTTCAACTAATTGGAACAGTATAGGTTATGTGGGTACTCCAACAGTTGGCGGACAATTTGTTGCATCTGGTATAGGAAGTGGAACTGGAACAGCATCTACAAGTGCTATTTCATATCAAGGAATTACAACCGAACCAATATCTTACATCAGTGATACTGGTGTTCTGCCACTACAAACAAATCAAATTAGATTAGCTACTCCAACTACTGACCGTTATGTTGTTAATGATCAGGTATTTTTCTCAGGGACAGTTGGTGGTAGTATAGAAGCATATAAACCGTACTATATAGAAAGTATTACTACAGATTACTTATTAACAATTAGTGATGTACCTGGAGGTAGTGCAATTACTCTGACCTCTTACAATGCAAATAGTAATATGTACATAAGTAAAATTGGATCTATCGCATTTAAGCAAGCACCTATTTTATACAATCAAAGTTTAGTTCGCTATAATAATAAAGTATGGGAATGTTTAATTAGTAATAATGATGAAGAATTTATTATAGGTAAATGGGAAATTATAGATAGTGATAGCAGAAAACTAAATGCATTAGACAGAGTTGTTGGTTATTATAGCCCAACTGTTAATATGCCTGGAATTAATTTGCCCCAATTAATGACAGGTTTAGAATATCCAAACACTACATATTATGGTAATCAATTTAATCCAGCCGAACAGTTTACAGTAGATACAGAATTACAAGGGCAACCCTTCTACTTGTATGGTTACAATAATACCAGTGTTATTAATGACGGGTCTAATATAATTATTACTACAAATTCTGCTAATAATTCATCATTAATATTGAGTCCTGATGCTTCAAATTATACATTAGATAATATTACAATTGTTCCAGTTGGATTTACCGATATTGTTTATTCAGGTACAAAATATATTATTACAACAAACGATAATAATGCACCAATGCTTGAAAGCACAGATGGAGTAACTTGGACAGTTAATGATAATATTTCTTCATTGACTACAGAACCAATTAATTCAATCATGTATTATAATGGAAAGTTTGTTGCAGCAGGAGAAGATGTTTACACAAGTACAGATGGCACAAATTGGTCAATTACTGCTAACTTTACTAGCACACAACCAGTTGTTATGAATGAGACAAAGCGTATAACATTGGGTGCTACAAATTATTACACAGTTGTAGGATCATCATATATCGTGTCTGGTTCATTATATGTTCCTTTCCCAATATTCTTATATAGCACAAACGCAACAACATGGACAGGCAGTTTGCCCGATTCAAGATACATGAATTACAGTGTAGCATGTGATGGTACAAATATTGTCACAGTTGGGGAAAATGGTATAATCTCCCGTAGCACTGATCTAATTAATTGGTATGGAGTTAATGAAACTTTTGCATTTAGTATAAATGTGCCTGGTAATTATTTAAATGTAACTAGTACAGCAGGAATGCAAGTCGGAGATAGTGTAAGATTTAGTGAAGCATTTGATGTGATTAATACTACAACAACTTACACAATTAGTAATATTTTAAGTTCTACCCAAGTTCAACTAACAAGTGTAACATTCTTAACAAGTCCAACTGTATCTTCATATATGTATTTGTATCCACAGACTAGTAACTTGAATAGCGTATACTTTGCAAATGGAAAATTTGTTGCAGTTGGCGATTTATATTTGGGTGAAGGCTTAATCAAAACAAGTACAAACTCAACAAATTGGACAATTGTAAGTAGCAATGTTCCTCATAACTTAAACAGTGTAACATATGATGCAACTAATAGTGTATGGATAATCGTAGGGGACAATAATGTTATACTTACTAGCAGTGACAATGGTGTTACATGGGATAAAAATGCTACTTTTAATATTCCTGAGCCAATTTATACAATACAAGGTGATACATTCTTAAGTGGTTATGGTCCCGAAGAAATGGTGCCTGGAATCGTTGAAGATAATTTAACATTAATTGTTAATACAAGACCAGGTACAAATTGGCCTGCAACAATTTACCAACATGTTGGTTATAATGTAGTGAGCACAACAATTACTCCAAGCCCAAGTAATCAAACAGTTTATAGTTTTGCAGGTTTATTAACAGTCCCTGCACAATTATCATGTTTTGTTATTGATGGTACGAGCGGATTATCAACTTCAATTTATGTAACAAATGACTATACAGTAAACTGGGTAGCACAAACCATTACATTGGGATCATCATTGCCAGTAGGAAATAGTTTAAGAATTGATGTATATGAAGTAGGAAACGGCGATCAATTAATTAAAAGTAATACTTTTGAGGATCCAATAAGAACAGACAGCAATACTGGATTTAATGAAATATATTTAAATTGTAATTATAGCGCAACTATCACAAATGGTAGTGGTTTGATACAAGACTTACCATATACTTCAACTGTTAATTGCACTAAAACTGAATCAGCTTACAACACAATTACTGTATATGATACGACAATATTTACTTTAAATATTCCAGTTAAATTTCAAGGACCAGTATTTGGTGGTATTGTAGCTGGAACAACTTATTATGTTAAATTTATTAATAGTGCAACAAATAGTATTGTAGTTAGTGCTAGTATATCAGGTGGTGTTGCGGGTCCAGCTTTCACACTAACAAATGCAACAGGTAGTATGACTGCTATTGTTAGTTCAGGAGCAGGTGTTCCGTGGACAGATCCATTCGTCGCACACAATGGTGTAAAATTAGTAGTTGGCCGCACTAATTTAGCACTGTCAACTTCCGCAGCTACAAACGCAGTAACAACTAATAGTACAGGTGGCATGAGTGCAGGGGACACTATTATTTTTGATGATAACATGTTTGGTGTATTAACTCCACAAACATCATATACAATTTTAAATATAGTTGATGCAACAAGATTTAGGATTGAAAATCCAGCAAGTCCAGGTAATCCACTAACATTAACAAATGCAACTGGCCGTAGTGTATTTGTAACTAATGATTATGCTATTGGAATACAACCAAATAGTACTCAAGCTAAGGTAGTTTTTGCAAGTCAATATGATGATACTAATGATTATTTGGTATATAGTTTCTTTGGCGAAACAGAACCAGAGCAATATGGTTTCACAATACCAGAAACTGAAGTGTTTACAGCTACAGCTGGTCAAACAGTGTTTAACTTGGCAAATTACTCAGCATATGATAATGAAACAGATGCAATTGTAGAAGTAAATGGTTTGCGTGTAAGTTCAGGATACACTGTTGATTTTGGAACATCAACACTAACATTTAGTTCAGGATTAACAGTTGGAGATATCGTTGCAATTACAACATTTAATCAAACATTTAGACAATATCTAAACACTCAGTTTAATATACAGGGTTTGGTCACAGATATAGTAAATGTAACTACTGGACCTAATTTTGGAGCACAGATTACAGTTGCTACAACTTTAGGATTAACTAACGGAGATGCTATAAGAATTGGTGGAGTGACAGGTACTACACAAATTAACAATAAAACATTATATGTTTCAGTTATTAATCCAACAAATTATGAATTGTATACAGACCCAGCATTATTGGCACAAGATGCAGTTTCATCATTCTCTCCATTCAGTGGAGGAGGTTATGCTTGGGCTGATAGAACATTTACATTAGCAACAACAACTACTACTAAAACTTTTGCAACTGTGAATAGAATCGGAGTTAATAGTATTGACAAATTAGTACCTAATACTCCAGTATACTTTACAAGTTCAACCACTGTTAATGGTGATTCACTTGTAGGCGGATTAGTTGATAATGATTTGTATTGGATATTACAAGTAGGTCCAAGTATAGCAGCAGGATCATTTATCATTGGTGAATCTTATATTATTGAAGATTTAGGTACTACAACGAATTGGAATAGTATAGGTTATGTTGGTGTGCCAGTTACTGGCGGAACATTTACAGCAACAGGCATTGGTTCAGGAGATGGTACTGCATTTGCTAAATCTATTACAGTAAGTGAAACTTATGAAGGTTCAGAATTTGTTGTTACTAATGCAACTGGAGTAGTTAATGTTAGCCAATTCGCACAAGAAGATGTTGATAGATTATGGGTCACAGTAAATGGTTACCGTGTACCAAGTAGCAAGTTACAAGTTTATAACAATAACTTTTTGGGTATACAGGATACACTAAGTGCAAGCACTGATTATGTAACTGTATTGAGTATGATGCCTTCAGCTACACCAAATCAAGAAACTTATTTCAACAATGTTGACCAATTGTCTGTTGCTAGTGTTTATAGAACAACAGTAAACACAAACACATGGTTAACAGAAGAATTACTGAATACTAGTGATGTTATAACAGTTGATGATGCAAGCAAACTAATACAAAATATTACATCAGAACAAACTGTCCCCGCTTTAGCAAATGGTGTTTACACACTTATATTGAATCAGTTATCTAGCACAATATTGAATTATTCTGTTTACAATGAAACATTGTCAATAGCTATTCCAAATAATATTATTACCAAAACTTTTGATGGTAATCAACCAATATTAGAAATTGCTGATAATCCAACATATATCAATGCAGGTGATATAGTAACAGTAACAATTGTTGTTGGTGGACTAGTTTATCTTAATGGTGAACAAATTAGTTTTGCTGACTATGATTTGGGAACAAATGAGTTGTCACAGCTTACTAGAGGGGTTAATCACACGCCTATTATTACTAATATACCTAAATATAGCACTATATATGGCATATTTAATAGTAATTTACTACCTAGTGTATATTATGATGTAACTTGGAATAGTCAAAATACATATGATACTGATTTGACTAACCCGTTACAGATTAGTACAACTTATAGTGCTGAGTTCTTAAAAGAGGGTTAAATCGTAGAGATAAATATAATATGGACAATAAAATCAAACCAAATAAATTGACGGAATTTGTTCCCAAAGTTGAAGGCAAAAAGCCTGACGAAAACATTGGGTATTATTTTTCAAGTCATTTAAAGATATTTGATCCAGAGACTAAGAAAATTTTTGTGCAGAAAAGGGCGGATACTTAATGTCAATCATAAATTTATCATATAAAGTTGAGGGGTTTTTAAAGATTTATGACCCTAACAACGGCGAAGTGTTTATAGACAAGAAGAATGCTATAAACTATGAAAACATGAGTGAAGCCATTGCTGACACACTAAGTAGTCGTGGATATGGTGAAATTTACCAAATGGCATTTGGTAATGGTGGTGCCAGTGTAAGTGATACAGGCGTTATTACTTATTTGCCACCAAACACTACAGGGCAAAATGCAGCATTATATAATCAAACATATCAAAAAGTGGTTGATGATACGAGTGTGTTCAATTTAGATCCTGCTAGAAATAAAATGACTGTTTATCATACAGCAGGAAGAATTTATAGTGATATTTTAGTACAGTGTTTGTTAGATTACGGTGAGCCACCTGGACAAGACGCATTTGATAATAGCACACAGACAGATAGTAGTTTTGTATTTGATGAATTAGGTTTACAAGCATATTATGGTACTGATGATAATGGTTCGGTAATTACGAGGTTACTAACTCATGTTATTTTTCACCCTGTACAAAAAGCATTGAATAGACAAATACAAATAGATTATACAATAAGAATACAATCACTGACAAATTTGGTGACGATTTAAAATAAATATGTACGGAGCAACTAGAAAATGGCATACACAATAGTTAAAAGCGATGGTGAGATACTAACAACAATCGCTGATGGTACCATCAATACAACGAGTACCTCTTTAGCATTGCCAGGTAGGAATTACGCAGGGTATGGTCAGTCACAAGATACAAATTTTGTGCATATGATTGAAAACTTTGCAGATTCAACCCCACCTGAAAATCCTCTAAGAGGTCAATTATGGTACAATACCAGCACTGCTACACTTAATGTATGTCCAACTGATTACGAGTCAAACACAGCTAATTGGGTCGCATTGGCTACAAGCTCAAGTACGGGGACAACAACATTTGGTAATATTACTGTCTCAGGAAATATTACTACAAGTAATATAAGCGTTGGGAACACAATTTCAGCAACTACTGGAACTTTTGTAAACATTACTGTGACAAATACAGCAACAATTGCAACAGGAAATATTACAACACTTAACAGTGCAACAACGAATACCGCAATAATTACAACGGGAGCAAACACTACAACAGGTGCGCTAACAGGTACTTGGACTGCAAACGGTGGTAGTAGTGGAAATACTTTTATTATCACTAATGGAAACTTGTTTATTGGCAATTCTGGTGGTGCAAATTTATATGGTATAAGAACAGACAAATATATGTATGCTAATGGGGATCCTATTAGTTTAGGGGGCGGCAGTTATAGTAATGCTAATGTTGCAAGTTATTTACCAGTATACAATGGTGCAATATTAGCTACAACAGTGACACTTGCTAATATTACTACAGGAGCAGCAGGAACAGCTGGAAATATTACTGGTAATTGGACATTAACAAGTGGTAGTAGATTACAAGCAACATATGCTGACTTAGCAGAAAGATTTGAATCTGATGATTATTATGATCCAGGTACAGTTGTAGAATTAGGTGGCGATAAAGAAATAACAGCAGTTAAGTATGAACTTAGTGAAGATATTTTTGGCGTAATTAGTAATACTGCTGCTTATTTAATGAATGCAGCGGCAGGTGATGATGACTCACATCCACCAGTTGCAGTAAGTGGTAGAGTACAAGTTAAAGTAACTGGAAGTGTTAAAAAGGGAGAAAGATTAGTAAGTGCAGGAAATGGTATTGCAAGAGCAGCCAAACGAGGTGAAGCGACTGCATTTAATACGATCGGTAGAGCCTTAGCAAGTAAAAACACAGAGGGTGTAGGGACTATTGAGGCAATTGTTAGCATAAAGTAAGGGACACTAATGACCTATGCACAGTATGGCTTAGTAGAAGCTACAGATTTTAACAACTTAGTCGGAACAAATCCTGATACAACCACAAACCGATTAAATACCGTTTGGGCTACAGGTGGTTCAAGTGCTGGCTATGGTCAAACATCAATAACACAAGTAAGTGTAGGAGATATTGTTACAGCAGCTAAATGGGCAAATTTGATTAATAATACTGCACTTGCTGCATTACATCAAGGATCAACAATTACAAGTGTTACTGCTCCAGTGGCAGGGGACACAATTACATATCGTTCTGCTATTCCAACAAATCTTACAACGATTTATACAAATAGATTAAATGCAACTGGGCAAGGCACAACCAATAGCAATACACAAACATACGGATCTACTTGGACAAACACATTAACTTGTGAACATACCATTACTTTTAGTTCAGGCGATCAAGCAAGATATTTTTTCAATGCAGGTGGACAAATAGCAATTACTTGTAGTCATCCAATGAGTACAGGTTTTAATGGTACAATAAGTGGTCTTGCAAGTGCTATAGGCACAGTTGTTTTAAGCGCACCCATCACAGGAACTATTATAGTAGCAAGTACAAATTATAATGGTGTGACAAAGATTGGTGGTGGTGGCAATACTCCAACTATTTCAACAAACAATGGATACTATGCATTTAATACAAGTAATGCTCAATTGTTTTCTCAAACTGCAAGCAGTAGTTACTATTATACATATGGCACAAATGGTAGAATTAGAGTAATAGGTAAATCAAATGGTACACAAGGTAGTAATGGCGATGCAGGGACAATTGTAACACTCTATACTGTATGGGATCAAATTCCAGGCGGAATAACTATAAGTGCAGGTTCTGCTGTAACTTGTGTTGTTAGACCCCCTTCTACTTCAAATATTAGTAATACTTGGGGTGCTGTAGGCTTGTCTGGTACTATTTCAGCAACTTAATTTTCCCACAAATGTACGATTTCTAAATACTCTACGGAGTAATTTATGGATACTATAGGTTTGGTTGAGGAGGTTAAAGCCCGATTTGCCCACAACATTGCAAAAGATTATTTAAAAAACAAATACGCAAATAAACTTATCATAGCAGAACAACAAGGTCTTTGGAAAATTGATATTAATTTAATTAGTTTTTTGCACGCTATCACTACTGATAATGTAGTTTTACTTGATCAATATAATAATCCTGTACTTGTGGATACTAAAAAGTTACTTGATGTGTGTCTCAGTACTTACCATGAAGTTATGAATGAATGGTATAAAGAATATAAGTCTTTAGAAAACAAAAGATGAAAACTGGAGTATTACTATTTGCTCATAATACTGAAAATTATGATTACTACAGTATGGCAAAGTTTTGTGCAAGTCGAATAAATTACTTTTTAGATTTACCTGTTACAATAATTACAGACTTACACACTTTTAATTACGATAATAATCATAGTTTTGAAAAAGTTATTTTAGTAGAACCAAATACAGAAAATCAAAACAGAGACAAAGTATGGATTAATAAAGGTAGATTCCGTGCCTATGAACTTAGTCCATATGATACAACCATTTTATTAGATGTTGATTATGTAGTCAACTCTAAAACATTGTTAAAAACAAAAGATTTTGTTGTGGACATTTGTGCACATAACACAGTACAATATGTTAATTACTATGATTACAAACAGGAATTTTTATCTAATTATAGTCATCAAACATTTTGGGCTACTGTAGTTACTTTTAAGAAAACTATAAAAAGTAAATTTGTTTTTGATTGTATGCAAATGATAGAAAACAATTATAGCCATTATGGGTATATACATAACTTTATTCCTGCTCAATTTAGAAATGATTATGCATTAACACTTGCACTTGATATTGTAAACGGACATATATTTGATGAATCAGATGTTATCCCGTGGAATTTAATTCATTTGGGAAAAATCAATAATTTTGTTAGAAATAACAATTCTAAATTTTGCACAGATTATACTGCAATTTTTGATAAAACAATTAATGGTAGAACAAAGCTAGAGTATATAAAAATCAATGATATGGATTTTCATTTATTAGATAAAAATAGACTATTGGAACTTATGTAATGGAATATGGATACCTAATTTACGCACAAAATACGAAAGATGTTAATTATATTAATTGTGCAAAATTATGTGCAAAAAGTTTAAAAAAAGCTATGCCATATTGTAATATTACACTATTAACTGATGAAGTAACAACATGTGAATATTTTGACCATGTTATAAAATTACCATATGGGGACTTAGCACCCTACAGTAGTTGGAAATTAATCAATGATTGGCAAGTATATGAAGCAAGTCCATATACTCATACAATAAAAATTGAAGCTGATTTTTATATACCGTATTCTATTGATTATTATTGGGAGGTTTTGAATAAAAAAGATGTTGTGATTTGTACAAATATAAGAAATTTTCAACAACAGTTAAGCGAGGTAAAATATTATAGAAAGTTTATCACAGACAATAAATTACCTGATACCTATAATGCTATGACTTATTTTAAAAAATCCAGTATAGCAGAAAACTTTTATAAGACTGTAAGAAATATTTTTGAAAACTGGGGTCAGTATAAAAAAATACTTAAGTGCAATAAGAATGAACCAGCGACTACCGATTGGGTATATAGTATAGCGTCACACATAATTGGTTATGAATATACTACAATGGATTTTTTTAATGCTTTTAGTTTCGTTCATATGAAGAAACAGATTAATAATATTTTTGCTGAAAATTGGACTGAAAATCTTATATATGAAGTAAATGATAATTTTAAGATAAATTCTTATGCTCAAAAATACCCAATTCATTATGTTGTTAAAGATTTTTGTGATAAAATATGACAACAGAAATTATAATATTTGAAGCGCCAAAAATAGTAAAGGCTGAGTTAAGACTTTACTATGATGAGTTTGGTCATGTTTTATATTATACTACAGAAAAGTTAGATGGTAATTTTATAATTGTTGATTCACAAACTTTTGCTGAATGTAGATATGATATTAGGGTAGTTGATGGAACCATAGTACGTGACAAGAATTTTATAATGGTAGAAAAATTAGTTCCAAGTTTAGAAGGAACTAGTACATATAGCAAAGATATTAGTATTATAGTTGATGAAAATTATCCTGATATAAAGTTTTGGAGTTTAAAAGTTTATGAGTACCGAACCTGATATTGTAGATATTGCTGATTTAGATTGCATTTATCTCAGCTATGATGAACCACAAAAAGAAGAATTTTGGTTAAAAATAAAAAACATGGTTCCTTGGGCTAAAAGAGTTGACGGGGTAAAGGGTAGTGATGCAGCACATAAAGCAGCAGGTGAAGCCAGCGATACCGAACGCTTTATATTGATTGATGGCGATAACATGCCTAATCCTGAATTCTTTAATGGGCAGTTTGATTTCCGTGGAAAAGATCCTGTTTATAAAATAGCACAGTATCGTTGGAAAGCAATTAATCATATTAATGGATTGCGCTATGGGAATGGTGGTATGAGTAGTTGGACTAAAACTTATGTTGCTAATATGAAAACGCATGAACATAGCGATGGAAACCGTACAACTACAGTAGATTTTTGTTTAGATAGCGGGGATAATATATACTGGGCTATGCATGATTGTTATAGTATAACATACCCAAATTACACTCCGTTTCAAGCATGGCGTGCTGGATTTCGTGAAGGCGTAAAAATGGTACTACATGGTGGTCGTGTACCAAACATTGATGAGTTTAAAACAAGTGTGGCAAGTAGAAATCTTAACAATCTTACTATATGGCAAAATATTGGGACAGATGTGGATAACGGAATATGGGCGATATATGGAGCGAGATTAGGCACATATCTAACTATGTTAACTGATTGGGATCCAAATAATGTACAGTGGTTTGATAATTATCCTAAATTATGGGATGAATATTGTGAAGGAAAGGATCCTACACAACTTTCTGAACAAATGGGTATCGAACTTAGTGATAAGTTGGGATTACCTATATGTTGTTTAGATGTTGAACAAAGCAAATTCTTTAAACGCCATTATGGAGCTGATAAGTATAACAAAGGATTACTAGTTAAAGAAATGGATGTAATCCGACAAATAGAAGGATGGTAAA